TTGTCTTGGACGATTTTGTACACCATAACGATTTTTAACGGATATAGTTGGATCTGGAACAATTCTATTATTGCTGTCGAACCCAATTAAACTATCAAACCATTTGCGTTCAATATCTGCATCAGGTTTGCTTGTTTTCAATCCGTCTGATATTAACTTGTACTGGCTGTGTACATTTTGTACTTTCTTAGGTCCTGTTGAATACTTAATGTTTAAAACTAAGTCATTGCTATCAATAAACGTGTCGAAGTTATTAAGTACAAACTTACTATCTGAAAGTAAACTTACAAACGGATAACCTTGTGTTCTTGGATTCTCAATAAGTGCCGCAACATCACGGATACTTAACTTTCTGTTTTCCATTATAGGTACAGTAACTTTATTAACTACCCAGAAGTAATATACATTGTTAAACGTTTTACTAACTTCGTTATATATTATTTTAGTTGAATACTTTTCATCGCCAAATAAACTTGTGCCACTAATTTTAGCTGTAAGTCCGTCTGGAGTATCTGCTATACTATCCCACACACTAGGAATAAAGTTACTTTGTACCCATTCAAATACATCAATTCTACCATCAGGTGTTAATTTATTCCAGTTATTTTTCTGGAATGTAGTTGACCCTTGGTATGCATGAGCAAATTTAGCAGAATTAATATTCCACCATACTTGACCAACGTGTGTCTCACACCACGCTCTATTAGGATCAACTGAATTATCTAAAAGATTACCTGTATTATATACAGCAGGATCAAACGGAGTTTTAAATGTAATTTCTTGATCAGCTGGGCCTGCAATTTTACCTTGCACAGGATCAATATAATCAATATAGCTTACAATGCTGTTTTCTCGTTTGTTGTATAAGAACATGCCTCGAATATTATCTACATCTACTGGGGTAATGCCTTCGCTAATAACGTTCCATGCAAATGTGTTTTTATTTTTTCTAAAGTCAAGTAGCTGTCCTTTATTGCCGCTTGCGTCTTCTACAGCGCCAACTAGCTGATCTGGCATGCCAATATAAACGTGGTTGCCGTTAGCATAAATGTTCTCGCCGAATGTAGTTTGTGTTAGTGGATATACAAACTGCTCTGAATATATCAAACTGTTATCAATAGTTTCGTATACATAAACAACGCCCTTGTCGAGTTTAATATTTCTAAAGTTTGTAAACTCTCTATCAAAAGTTGTTGTAGTATCTTCAGTTGCAGTGAATACAGCAACGTCAAACGTTGTCGGAATTGTTTGATCACCGTTTAAACTTGATACTACTAAGTTATCAGTTCCAAAATCTAAGCCAAATCCAAAGCCTTCACTTTCTTCGTTATTTGGTGGAGTTAGTGTTTGTGTTAAAGTAAATGTACCAGCTGCTTGTGTATAAACATACACAACGCCTTGATTAACTTTATTTGTATCAGCTAACATTGAACTAATTGCAATCTGTGTTCCTGCAGGATTTAATACAACTTTATCTGCCCATGCTGTAACATTATCTGGTGCAGCTATTATTTGATCTAACTGAAATTGGTTTCCAACTGCGCGATAAATTGCAAGTTTTGTATTTGTTGTACTTGTATTATCAGTTTGTGTACTAGTCACAACCAGTACTTGCGCATCACTACTAACATCGAAGCTCTTACTAAACTCTATTATATTTTCAATAGGATCAAATACAGATTCATTATAGAATGCATTTGCAGTTAAGTTTGGCAAGTAACCTACATAATCAACATCAGTTGTAACGCTTGACCATGAGTTATTTGATGCACTTGGAACTGCTGCATTAATTGCTATGTTAGTTTTTGCTTTCCATAGTGCATTACCTTGTACAACTATATTACCTGATCGATAAGTGTATGTATTGTCAAATGTTCCGCGATAGTTTGCATCTTTGCCGTGCTGCCAGCTAATTTTATTCCAGTATATTGGATCAACTATAACATTTTGTGATACTGTTGTTACTTTGCGGCAAATATAATAATCGTCTTTATATATTACAATGTCGCCAATTGCGTATGCTGTTATTTGGTATTCGCCCTTAAAGCTGTCAGTTGCTTTTGTGCCATGGCGGAATATTTCAATCGAGCCTGGCTGCGATCTTCTGCCTGTTGAGTCAGTTACTGGTATAGTAGTGTCACTATTACTACTAACTAATAGCGTGTAAAAGTTTCCTGTTTGTACTATTGCAACTTTATCACCAAAGTTTCTATTTGCTGCTCTATACTCTGATATTAATACATTTTGGAATCTGTAAGTGCCGTCATTTAATCTTCTGTAAATTGCAACAGCACCTTCGTTTGCTACAGTTGGACTTGTTCCTGTTGCGTCAGCAGGGATATTATATACTTGTGTATAATCTTTGTTTAAACTATATGGAGGATTTGATAATCGTTGGACGCCTGCTACTGTAGTTTCATCAAAGAACCAATATTCTTCATCAACAATTGTTGGTGTGGTAACAATATTAAAGTTACTACTATGTTCGAATACTACTAATTTGCCGACTAGTGATGTGCCTAGCACAATGCTGTTATTAATATCTGTTATGGTACCAATTGTACGGTCAGCATCTGTCGCGCCACGTAACGCAACACTTGCCTTTCTGCGAATCTGGAAACGTCCAATATTTGATTGTTCTATCCAGCTGCCTGTTGCAATTTTTAGATAAACTCTCACAGCGTTAAAGTTACGTTTTATAAACACAACTTCAGCAGTACTTGTACTAATTGTTGTTAATGCCAAGCCTCCTGCGCCGTCTCGAGGTGTTTGCACATCTTCAAGAATATCACCAATTTGTGGTTCAAATGCAAATCCTTGAAAGTCAAATTCTGTTAATGTAAAGTCAATATAGCCGTCCCATAGATCAACAACGGTTTGTTGCTTGTTTAGAATATCATATGAAAATCCGGGGCTTGCAACATCAATTACTCTGTTTTCAAGATTGTACAAACGGAACTCTTGTGTTTCACCAATTGTTAAATAATCACTAAATGTCTTACCTACTCTAGCTACCCATTTATTACTTGGTAAATCTCTTTCAACGCCATCTTGTGCGTCGGCACCTGCAGGATCTCCTCGATATGATAATTGCTCGATGTAACTTGCTTGGTTCTTGTTAGTTACATATACACCAATTGCGCCAACAGTATCTTGAATGTTATAGTATTCGTTAAGAGCTCTTACTGATCCTTGTAGTTTAACATCGGCATATACCAAGCCTCGGCCGGTATCATAATAGACACTATTATTCGAATAACTAAATCCTGTGCTAATCATCCAGTAGCCATCTATGGCAGTACTAGTAGCATAAGTCGATTCTTCTGTGTAAAATCCTACAAAATCTAATTCATTAATAAACATTTCACCAGTAACATTAAATACACCATTTGTGTTTTTAACATAAACAACTGCACTATCTCTACGAGATCCTACATATGCTACTTCTGCACTACCTGTATCAGTTGTTACTATAGATCCCACAACTGGTAATGATACAAAAGTGTCAATAAAAAATACATGGTCAATTTTTTCAACAATTGTATGATCTTGACTTATAAACTCTGGTGTTAATTCTGGAATTAAGCCTTCAAAAGGAATAAAATTATCTAATGTAGGATACGTGTAACTACGTCTGTTCCAGAATAAGTTAATTGTATCGCCGGCTGTTGTGCCAATATACATATCTTTAGGAGCGCGGACTAACATATGAGTTGTCGAATTTCCTGGCAACCCTGCATCACCTGCAACTAACAAGTTTAAAGTTGTACTATCAGAATCTGCTGCACTTACAAGATTTACATATGTATCAAAAGTACTAAATGGCTGATTTGCAATCTGTGGAAGTATCGACCTATTAGTTTTCCATAAACTTTCTCTATACCGTACAATGTTATTTTTAGTATACACAGCGTTTGGTTGGAAGTCAAATGTGCTTGCGCCCGTGCTTGCGTCTGTTTTATAAGTTAGTTTAGTCTTAACATTACTAGCTTGCGGAATACCTACAATAAGATATTCTCCGTCCGGTGATACTGCAACACTTTTTCCAAAGTCAGAATCTGCAATAGCAAACAAGTCATTATTATCTATAATAATTTCTTGGTCTAATAATAAATTAGACTGTTCTCTTGTTCTACGGTATACTGAAACTTTGCCGTTTAAGTCATTTGGTGCTGATACAAAAACATTAGTATTGTTTTCGTTTACAGCAATACTATCACTAAACCCTTGATCAGTACTGTCATAATCTGAAGGATTTGTAATTGCTTGAGAATTTAAATATACAGAATTATTTTCTAATACTGCCCATTCACTCTTATAAGTATCAATCCATAATCGCTGTTTACTATAAATATCTTGATTTGTTGCAGCATTAATTCCTGCAACATTACTTACTCTTATAGTTCTTAGAGCAGACATTGCAAAACTTCTATTATCTTCAATTGTAAAATAAGAAATGGTGCTGTCAATAGGAACTCTTATTTGTATTTTATTAAGATTAATATTATCAACTTCATATAATCCATTAATACTATACTCTTGTGCGCCACGGACGCCAACGTAGTCGCCTACTGCAAATATTCCAGTTACCCACTTATCTAGTGTTAGTTCTACTAAACTTAATCCGTTAACTGCAAAAGTGGCAGCAACTGTGTCTGCACCAACTACATTAACAGTTCCTTGTGTTAGTTGCATAACTGTCCAGTTCTTATTGTCTGTGTCAGTTACCCATATAGTATCACCTAAACTAATTTGGTTAGTATCAACAGTTGCAAGGTCTTCTAAATTGCCAACAATAAAGTCAACATCGTCTTCGTTAGTATAGCCGCCAGTTCTAATATATTCATTAGTTAGTGTCTTAGTAGGAAACGGTGCGTGAGTATATCCTGCAGGCTTGTCAAATACTTCGTTTGGTTTAATTCTATAAATCTTATCAAAGTTAGTTTCAGGTATAGCGTTTACAAGCTCAACTGCTTGCGGAGACTCTTGGATATCATCTTGCAGCAAGTTAAACTCTACTTGCTGTACATCATCAACTGCACCATAACGACCAACTTGTATTGCCCATTCTTCGTAAAATTCTAAGTTATCAGCAGTATTGCCTAGTGCATCAAACAGTTTAGTAAACACATTCATTGTGCCTTTGTCTGCAATTGCGCCTCTGTAGAATTTAAACTGACTTACGTCATCATTAATAATGTTAGCAAGGTACTGGCGCTTTTGATAACCTATCAAATGCTGTGCCATTTTTTGCTGCTCAGTATCAAAGCTATCTGAATCTAAATCATAAAAGTCCGTAAACTGTGTAACTCTGTAATCAAAGTTAGTCATTAACTGTGACTCAGGCTTTTCACTTAACTGATACCAGTTAGTTGAATTAAAGTTCTGTGACCCTGTAGCATTTATTGTTGCCACATAGTAATATTGCTTGTACTTTACAATATCGCCGATCTTATAATCTTTCCACTGAGTCCAATCTGTAAAGCTTGCATCGTCATATACAAATCCTGGAATATTTAATCCGCCATTCCAATCATCAGATCTGTAACCGTTAACGCGGATTCGCTCTTGTCTATAACCTGTGCTTGGATTATAAATTGTGTCGTTAAAGTCTGTAGTATTATCTATTAATACAACGTGTTCTTTTTGTATTAACGGTAAAGACACATGGTATAAGCCTTCGTCAGTGCCAATAGTTTCGATACCAAAACTATTTTGATCTCTTAACAGACTATTAAATTCTGAATCTAAAAATAAACCGTCTGCTTTAAGAATACTGTATCCGTAGAAATCGTCTTTAATATTATCAACTATAACATAATCTTTTTGGAATTCTAATAAGTTTGCGCCCGGACTTAATGCAATCAGTGAGTTGTTTGCCCAACCTTGTGTTGTCCAGAATAAGAACTGCTTTGCTGCTTGCTTCCAGTTTTCAACTTCGTTAGATCCAGCAATTACATTCTCAAAACTAAATCCCATCTCTTGTTGTCTTACATTGTAGCCTAAAATAAAGTCAACGACATCTTGTGCTGTAGTAAAGCGTGTTCCATATTGGACTCTTTTAAGGGATACAGTATTAAAATCTTTCTTAAATGCTGCTGTTCTTCCGCCAGTAAGAGGAAGTGCAGGAAGCTTAACTATATCGTTAGTGTTAAACGTTGTGTCACTAGTAAAAGAAGTAATAACTCTGTAATATGCATTATTATGCAATATTACTTCACCGCTAATGTAGGCAGTATTAGTATCCCAAGGAACTATCTTTTCAGATATGCCGCCAACTGTTACAATATTTGCAGACGACCCAGTTAGTGCTTCATAATATTCAAAGTATGGCTTTTCTGAATTGTATCCTCTTACAATATAACCTAGTTCAGCTCGTTCTATAATAATACCACTGTATATTGCTAGTTCAGTAGGACTACTTGTATTTAAAAATACTTGATAGTTTTCTTGTGGGACAAATATACCGTCTTGTGTTAAAGACTGAGTTGGTGATCTGCTGTCTAGTATCAAATTAAACTTTTCTTTACTAGTAAATCCAGCAATCTTAACACCAATTTGGTTAGTAATTAGCGACAAGTCAGTTTTATAACTCTTATATACTGATAATATATCACTTGCTACAAGGTTATAAATGTAGTTTACTAACCCTGCTGTATTAATTCGTGTAGCTGAATCAAATGTGTTTGGCAATGTTAAATCTTTAATAACAATAGGAGCATTTGTATCTATGTTAACCCATTGATTTGCTAAATTCTTAGATATCCTAGAAACATCAAATCCTAAGCCCATTGTTTTAGCAGGTTTATTTAACAACATTGCAGTTAGTACAGCAAACGGATACTCGGAGCTTCTGCGCCACGCATTTTCGATTGGTGCATGATCGCCGAATTTAAAGTTTTGTGTTGCACTTTGTATCTGGAAATCTTTAGCATACTTACTGTTTATCGGCGATAGCAATTTACCGTTACTATCAACTGGTATACAGTTAGTTAATCCAGGGCGAGCATAGTTGAGATCAATTCTAGTATTAAGAGGATCTGCGATGCGACCTACTTCTAAGTCTTTCCACAAAACTAAGTTGTCGCCAGTGTACGGAGCAGGTCCGTAAACTGTGTTCCACCAAGATGGCTTAGTAGAGATGCCAAGCATCTCCCACGGATGGCTGTGAGGACGGTCAGTATCAAATGCTCTAGAATACATGCCTCTCCAGAATCCCGGGTTTATATTACCGGCTGGTGAAGTAGTATCCTGATAGTTAAATGTCCAATTATTAGTTCTGTCGTAGAACGTATTGTTTGTATAAGTTTGATTGTTTAAATTTTGCTGCAACCACTGCGTAAAATCACCAAGCAACGTATTATCTATTTCAGTTTTAGTAAATTCATTAACTCTAAATTCTCCACCGATGAAAGTATTAACATCTAACCTATCAGTTGAATATTCTGCTTTAATATTATTAAAAATTCTTTTTTCTAGTTCTAATAGTAACTCGTCTCTAAAGTCTTTATACGCTTTAATATAGCTGCCGTCATGGCCCTTAATAAAAGCAACGCCAACTGAGTATTCAGTAACTTCGATATTGTCATTGCCGCCAAGTGTTGCGCCAGCTGTAGGAATATAAAATATTTTATTCATTCCTGTAAATACATGGGATTTCGATGCAGTACCTGCGCCTGCTGCACTTTTAGCTGTGTACACAGGATAAAACCAGCCTCTAGTACCAGTTGCACTGTCTTCGCCATATACTTTAAATGGGCCAGTAGTTGTTGGCTCAGCAGCAAGTACAGTATCGTCAATAGTTAGCTCAGGATAATACTTTGGAAATAATCCCAGTTTACTAGGAGTAGGAGCAACGAAGCTACCATCAGTATTATTATATTCGTGTATTTCAATTAAATCGTTTTCTATTTGTCCAGCTTCGATTGTAACATAGCCAGCAATATTAAAATTATAATCTTTCAAATAAGTTAACTGTGTACCATTTAAATATACAGTTGTGCTTGCTGCGCTCAGTTTAGATAAATTAAAAGTTCCAGTAATTGGATACTCTGTTGTTCTTTTATCTAATATAGTATACGCTATTTTATTAGATGCGCCATCAGGCAGCATGTCTGAGAAGTAAAAAGGCTGCGACTTTAATTTATCACTATTAATTGTTTTTAATATAAGGTCAACATGTTCTTTAATAGGACCGTCATATCCTAATGTTGCGGCGGTGTCTAAAAAAGTCTTCTTAAATCTTGAATATTCTTTTTTAGAATATTTTAATGCCTTTACAATATTATAACTTTTATTAGTTACGTGGTACAGCGGCAAGTTGATTGGGCCGCTGTGTTTAACAAAGCGTTTACCAAATTCATCTAGGTCACCTAAATCACGCAAGTTACTTGATCCTAAGTAATTACCGGCATATCCTGGAATATCTTCTAGCATACTATCAACGTGATCTATTACTTCACCAAGTGTGAATTGGTTAACATCATCGTTTAGAGGATTGCGTTCTAAGTTATACGGAAACTCGTAATAGCCATTAGAATTTTTAATAGCTTTACTGTCTGTTTTAATTTTAATAACATCAGTGGCTACTAAATCTTTTACAAATGTAATAACTGCATTGGCTTTAGTTTTATCAATTGTGTAATCAGTAGTTATTAATTGTAATTTGTTATTGACAAACACAACTACTTTTAAATCTGCAATACTACTCGAGTTATCGTAGACATTAATTTCAAAGTTATTAACCTGAATGGCAGTTGCAGCATATTCGTTTATAACATACTGTTTACTAATAGTAGGCTTGCTACTAAATCCATTTACATAAGCAAATTTAGTAAGTGAACTATATTTCTTTAAATAGCCGCCATTAATTTTTTGTGTGTATAAATTATCATCTGTTTGGTAAGTAAATGTATCTGACAGTAAGTTAAAATCAAATACAATATCACCTGAGTTATTAATAGACTTATAATCTAGTGCAAATCCTAATTCAGTGTCTACCGTTCCTGTGCCTACAGCATATGAAAATAACTTAGTACCGTTAAACGTAGTTGATCCATAATAAGTTTCATTGCTGTAGTTGTTACCATTTGTGTCGCATAATTCAAATGTAGGAGCTTGATTACGTGTTGTTTTTTCTTGTGCAGTAGTCCACTTAGCGTTATGGTAGTGATAACTCTTACCTGCATTTTTTACACCTTGTGTAATTAACACTGTTTCAAGATCGATAGGTAATGTATCAGTAGTTTCAATTAAACTAAGCTGTCTGTTATTTCCAATGTTAACAAATTTAACTTGGTATATTTTTCCGCTTACTAATGCATCAGTATCTGCTGTGAACAAAATACGCATATTATCAGCAAGATTAATGCCGTCAATATTATATCCTATTTGTCCTTCAATAGTACTAAACACATCTGTAGTAAATGTATCAATTAAGTCAACATCTTGTTTAGCATATGCTCCGAAGTTGTGTAGCTTTAAGCCTGCTTCAAATTCTATAATAGGACGTTTCGCTCTATTTTCTTCGTTAACATTTCTTGTTAAATTATTAAGTTCAAAACTCTTTAAAATTACATCTTTGTGGTGCCATCTGTTGTAGCGACTCCAGGCGTTTCTGTCTGGTGTTGCGCGGTTAATGACAATGTAGTCTTTATTAGTTGCATATGCAGTTGCATCAGAAAATGGCATAGTGTCAAAGTTATCAGCATCAAATGCTATACGATTAATATCACTGTATGCAGCTGGAATAATTAAATCTTGATCTTTAATTAATTTAATTTTGTCGCCGACTCCTTCTACATACCAATCGTTAGTGTTATATTCAGCAGGCAATACATCGCCTTGGAATTTAACTTTCATTCCGTTAGATAACGCAACGCCGTTTGCACTAGTATAAGTTTTCTTACCTAATACATCTTCGCCGATATTAAGAAATGTATTTTCTTCAATGTCATAAATTTTAATAAAGTTACTTGTATCGATAGCATTTTTACTAATATAATATAGTACGTCAGGAGCGTTTGATGGAATAGTAAATTCAATTGCTCCCTTTTCAATATAACTAAGAGTTGTAACATTACCATCTTTGTCATACACAGTTATACCGTCAGTATACAATGTACTAACATTAGTGTCAACTGTCGCGCCTGGAGTAAACGTTCTACTAAGAGCAATTGACATAGGATGTCCAGGTGCATCTATTTCAAAACGGTATGTTTGTCCTCGGTAAAGATTTAATTCTGGGTTACGTATTAATCCGTCGTTAAATATGTAAGCAATATTATCGCCTTGGTCTTCAGTAGTTACAGTGTATGTGCTAACAACATCTCTACTCTGTCCTCTAACTTGTACACTAAGTGGACCGTTTGGCATCCAGTAGTACTCGCGGAAGTTTACAAACTTATCCCAATCTATGCTTGGATTCCAAGCATATGTTTCTTGGCTGTTTAAACGACTGTGATTATCTACGCTTGCGCCATATACACCAAGTTGCCCTATGTAGTCATTGTAGTCTTTATAAAAAGTTATATTGTCATAGTTATCTTTAATAACTGTCGCTGGTTCTAGCTGATAGTTAGTTCTATTAGCTGATACATCATCAATATAGTTGTCAGTTACTTTATATGCTTTAGCAGTTGTTCTACCATAATAACCATTTATCTTTTCAGCAACACCAGGTTGTATAAGTTGGTCAAGTGTGCCTTGCAAAAACTTTTTGTTAGCTTGTGTTCTAAAGAACTTAGGTAAAAAGTCACTTGCAGTGATTTTATTATTCTGTCCTGGAACAGGTAGTGCGCTTTCGTTTTGATCATTCTTAGCCATTAGTAACTATAGCCTCCACCGTTAGAACCACTTGATCCCGAACCACTTGATCCCGAACCACTTGAATTTGTGTTTAGCCCGCCGCCTAGTGACAACGTTGTTGCAGGTGTCGATGCACTGCTTGATATTCCTGATGTTATGCTAGTTGCAACAGTGTTAATTACTGTTCCGCTAGCTTGTAAATTAGTTGCTGTTAATTGATCAATTGTTTCGATATCACTCACCTTCGCTGCACTTGCAAATATTTCATCTGGCTCACTCTTTATTTCAAATAGACTACCAAACGATTGTGTTGTTTGGCGCGGTACTATTAGTATACTTACCAGTTTTGGTGACAGCTGGTTTATAATATAGGCGCTAAGTTCTTGGAAGTAAAATGTCTCTCCAAAGTCCCAATTTTCAATATCAAAGAATTTATTAATAGCTTCAATAATGTCTGATTTAAGTTCGTTGTCATTGGTAACTACACCAGCATTTTTAACAATCTTAAATTTAACTTGCAGATCTGCTGGGGCTTTGTCGCCAAATAAGATTTTATACTTTGCAGGGTGATAGATAACTTCGTCACTTAAACTTTTTATTTTGTTTATTTCTCTGCCATAGCTTCTAAATAATTCATCATTACTAGGAGGCTTAGGCTGTACTAAAAGTGTTCCAGCAACATATTGCTTTACTTGCATGTCGTACGCTTTAGATAAAATATAAGTATCAATAATGTTACTTGCACTTGGATCAATTCTATAGCCACTGTCTGCAACATGTACATAATGGAACTTTAAATCTGCTCTGCCAAAGAATGCTTTATAGTCTGTATTAATTTCTGTATTGTTTAGTAGTTTATTAAGCTTCCTAAAAATACCTTCGTTAATTAAGTAAAATATTTGTCCTTCTACTCTAGCACTGTACGGAGCAATAGCTGCTTCGTTTTGTACTACAATAATTTCAGCAGTTGTGTTTGCAAAATATTTAAAATCTTCTACACCGTCAGTTGTGGTGTATTTCTTTTGGAATATTAATTTGTCTTTTGTAAGAATAGTTGTATCTTCTTCGCCGACAATTTGCTCAAAAATATCAGGATCATCAACTACACCGTCATCATCAAGGTCAATAAATTGAACTTGAATTTTACGACTATCTAAGTATCCTTCAGAATCTCTATATGCATCAGTAATTGTCCAGTTATAGTCTGATGTGAACGGAATTAATTGTCCAGGCTTACGGTTAATATTTAATATATCAATTTTGTCTCTAACAATTTGTCCTGTTGACGGATCATAAATCTTATCAGCAGCGTCAAAGAAAAATCTAATTTCGTCTGCGCTTTCCATTACATATCTTAAATTTCGATATGTAATTGTATATTTTTCGCCGTCTGTTTTAAAGTATAGCATCCAGCTTGAATCTAAATTAGCACCTGTTATGTCGCCTGCTTTACCAGTAGCAAATGCATTAAGTGTGTTAATGTCTTGTGCTAATACTAGTTTCCACTGTCTGACATATTGATCGTAACGTAGTGCAAAATCCTTGTATTCAAATGTTTGGTCAATTAATTGTGTCTTTATGTCATTAATTAATACTTTAGAAAAATTTGGTATAACTTGCTGTAGTACTGCGCCTGTCGGTATAACATCGTTTACTGAAATAGGAGCAATGCCATCTTCGTCTATTACTGTGCCGTCTCCTGTTACAGAAATTAACTTACACCATTTGTATGTTGTTTTTCCTAAATGGTCTCCGCTACTGCTGTCTTCCATTAATGTGCCGTCGGGCATAAAGTGCTTGCCAGTAGGAGCAACAAACTTCAACATCGAGCCTGCTTCTAATAATCGCAAACTATTAGCAGTAAACGTACCTACAGTATATGCATTACTATCAGTATCTTGCAATAGACCTAATGATCTATTTGTACTTGTGCTAGATTGAGACCAAGTTGCGTTAAGATCACTTACTATAATTTTTGGATATTTTGCTAGATAAAAGTTCTGTGCAGTTGCACTACTTAATATGCTTTCAATAGTATTATATATAATACCTTCAATGTCAGTTTGTGTTGCAAAAGTAAATGATTGTTTTTCGGCAAATTCTTCTTTATAAATTATGCCGTCATCTGCAAACAAACTAGTATTTGAATACTTGCCGCTTGCATCCTTTAAGTCAAAGAACCGACTTATTCCACTTGAAATTCTATTCGAACTTTTAGTTTTAATAATGTCTTGGCTAATTGCTAACGGACCAATGTTATAATCTTCGCCAGTAACTAAACGGTTTTGTGTATAATATGTTGCTGGTGCATTTTGTTTAATTTCTGCACTAGTTTCTGATGCGGTACCGTTACTAACTGTGTAATTTAATTTAAGACCAACTGTAAGTGTTTGCGCTGAGCCGTTTCTCGACTGGTACGGAATATCAATGCTTACTGTTCCTACTGCACTAGGAGTAATCACACTACGTAGATTATTGCTAGTCCTGTAATACGATCTAAAGTTGCCAGTAGCTAAGTTTCCAAACACACCATCACTAAAGTTTAAATTAATTCTGTCGCCAATGCGTGTTGTTACAGCAAATACGTCTCTAGTTTTATTAAACAAACTATTATAGATAACGTTATTGCCTTCAGTAGAGTCAATTTTTGTCCACTCACTGCTTTCAAAGCCTGCACTATTTAATGCAAATAACCATACATCACTGTCGTTAATATTTTCAGCATCAATTTGTACTGCTTGATTTGGAGTTGGATTACTTACTGCAAAGTTTCCTGTCTCAAGTTTACCTTGACGGAAATGCATAAAGAATCCAGTGTTATTACTACCAGCTCCTTGTCCATCATCTCTAAACAAAAATGCAGGACTGTTGCCAGGCAGTGGCGCTTCCTCTAACACGTTTTCGCCTGATATGTCAGTACTTACTACTTCAAAACGTGTGCTTACCCCTTCAACACGTTTAGTAAACGGGTAAATTGCTTGCCCAGTGTTTGTAGCATTTAAGCGATATTTTTGTGTTTGCACATCTGCAATTAATGCAGACTTTAAAGGATTACCAATTGAGTTAGACAACGGCAATGCCGAATTCATAATCTTAACAAACTGTTCAAAATAACTTGAGTTAGTTTGGTCATTCCACTTAACAGTAATACCTGCCATGTTTAAACCATTGCTATCTAAAATATTTTCAGTTGTTTTAATAGTGTCAAATTTAAGTAAACCGTTTGCTGCTTGATTACGTCTAGGATTGTAAGACAGCATACGTGCAAGACGTAATACACTTTCTCTACGTTCTGCTGTTTCAAGAAAGTTTTCACGAGCGTTTAAATCAATGCGGAATGATAAGTTTTGCCCAAGGAAAGCAATCATATCAATTAGCGCAAGATATTCACTCGATTCAATGTAATCGTTAAAGTCTTCTGGATAGTTTTGACGCAAATAGTTAATCATTGTGCGTCTTAGGTTATCAAAATCGTAGCTTTGGAAATCTGCGTTCCTAAAGCTTTGGTAAATTCGTTTCCAGTCCTCTGCTACTAATAGCCTGGACTGTCTATCATTTGAAGACATATCATTTTCCTTGTTTACTAATGTATTTACCTGAAATGATAATGTGTGTATTTAATTTTTATTGTTGGAGTAGACCGTTGTCTTTGTCAAATTTGAAGCGCAATTCATCAGTTATACCAAAAGGAAGTACAGTTATAGTACAATCAATTTGTATGCCTTGCTCATACGTATCAATAACAATATTTTCAGCCTTTATTCTAGGATCGTAGTTAATAATTTTAGTAACATCTTCGATAATTGCTTCTTGCACGTCAACTGTAAATGGCTCGTATAGAATATCCCATATAATGGTGCCAAATGTAGGATCACTTAATTTTTCAGTTTGGCGTATATGGAAATGGTTAATTAAATCTTGCTTTATAAGCTCGTAGTCATACACACTGAAGCTCTTAGCGTCTGCAACTGTTGAAAATCCTCTGTATTTTCTGCCAGTGTTTGCTGTTTGAGTAGGCTGGCTTACGGTAACACGTTTATAAAGATTTTTTTCTAATTGGCTCATACTATATTTACCTTAATTAAACAGCGCCACGATGCGGTGCTACGGTGTTAGTACCTGCACTATTATCTGTTGGGTCTGATGTCGGAGGATTTGCTTGTGCAATTAGAATTTCTTCGTTTAAACTTCTAATTGCATCTGCCTCTTCATTATGAAATCTGTCAACAACACTATTTCTGATACCTTCACTACTGCTAGGGAAATATTTGCCACCATGTTTAGCTCGGCGTTCAGAATATATTGCTCTAATTAACGCTGCGTCAGTAGGCACTGTTGCAGTTATATCAGCTGGTGTATATCCTAATCCAGCTAATGCATTTCGGAAAACTTTTGACGCACCGCCAGCACCATGTTGTATTGTTGTGGAAAATGCTGCTTGGCGTACTGTCGTAGACCGGAGTGCAAGATTAACTCCAGATCCATTTAAGATTCGTTTGGCGCCAGGAACATAATATTGTATTCCAGCATACTGACTTTGTATTTCTCCTCCTGCAGCCGTTCCCATTACTAAAGACCAAGCTTCTTTATATGCTGCACTGCCTGCTCTTCCTCCTGCTGGTCCGCCTGCGGTCTTTAGTTGACTTTCAATGTTAGGGTGTGTCTTTTTTAACCAACTATGGAATTCATTTAGTGCGCCTGTATTTGCTGCTAGTTGGTATTTTCCGTAACTCCATCCACCGGTACTATCCCATCCAATAATAGCAGGGTTGCCTCGAGATTCGTATTTTTCACTTAATGCTCCTATATTTTCATCAAACACATAGTCACTGTTATAGTCTCCTGGAGGCACAGGTGTTTGTCCGCTACCACCTGGACGACTAGAATTTCCTGTACTAATATTGCCGCCGCTGCCTTGTACATATCCACTCGATTTTCTGCCTTGTAAATTTTTATCAAACGTGTCTGGAGTAACAATACGGTCTGCACTAGGAAGTGCGCCAGGTGAATCTCTATCTGTGTAAATTTTCTTAAACGATAACGGATCTAAGTTTTCATGATGCGGCCAAGGCTCATGTTGGGGGGATCTTGCTAATATACTTTCGTAGGAGCTTATTTGCCCGCCGGATTCAGTACGAGGTAATGTATTTGTTGTCAAAGGAGTTACTTCTTCAGCAACATTTGATGGCGCTGCTTTTGGTCCGTTCATATGAACATACGTTGCTGTTTCTCTATGCTCTTTAGCACTAGTAATATGTGTCGATCCTGCGGCTGTTAATCTGTTGTCTTTACCTGAATGTATATGTAATGATTTTGTTGTGTCAATATATTGCGATTCTTTTACTTTTATGTGCTGATTTTTACCTACTGTAATTTTACTATTTGCTCCAACATGCAAATTAAAGTCTTGTTTAGATTCAATTTGAACTCTGCCTGTTTCGCCTTCGCCGTCTTGGTTTCTGCCTGTAGCTCTAATATTAACATTCCTACCAGCTTCCATATTAATGTCGCGTTCAGCAGTAATGTTTAAATCGTTCTCGGTCATAATACTAACACTATCTTGTGCATGAATATCAATTTTACCATCACTGGACATTTCTATCCAAGTAGTTCCTCTAGAATTTCCTATGTAAATTAAGTCTTCACTGTTGTGCATTAATATTTGATGACCAGTTCTAGTTCTAAAACGCAGTAATTCATTTTGTGGGATAGTGCTGTCACCGCCCGCTTCGTTGTCGCTTTTATTTTTATAAATCGGAGGACCGTCTTCTGCGTGTGTTGTGCGCACAAATCTTTCGTCACCGTCATCCATTGTAAATGAACTTCCGCCTAGTCTGTTAGAAGGAACTGCTATCTTATTTCCTGCTGTTCCGATCTCTGCTGTTGGAGATCCGTCTCTGCGATCTTTAGGACCAGGAGTACTAATGCCAAATACCATACTAGGCATTTCTCGCCTTGAACTAGTTGTAGTTGTGCCGCGGGATTCGTCATTTAACAAACCTTGTATTTCAAGTGTTTCTGTAAAATCTTTGTTGTACGGTTTAGCAAATAGTGTCGGATCGACTCTTGCACCTGTTTCTATTGCTTTGTTATATTCGCCTACTGGAAGTTTTCTTCCTCTTAGTCCTGGCGGGGTATTTGCAGTTGTGTTTTGTGTCGATGCTCGGCCGTCAGGAACCATAAAGTTCATATTTTCTGCAGGTATACATCCAATCCAATAACCAAAGTTTGCATTGCCTTCTGCAAATATTACAAGAACTTTTGTTCCTACATCAGGCGGCACCATCCACATGCCGTAACTTTTTTGTGTGTGTTCGTAACCTTCATTTGCTGTAAGTGCAGAACTTGGGGTTACTCCGTAAAATGGAGAAAGGTATTTTACATTTAATAACTGTCCAGATTTCTCCGGTGTGCTACCTGCGCTTGTATATCGTAATAGTTCAACAGTCATGCCGCCCATATATTTTGTGTCAAGGTTATTAACTACAATTGCTTCATACGGTCCTCTGTCTGCAAAACCAGATGTACTACTGCTAGTTGTTCTTGTGTAGTTGCCGTTTCCTGCCATGTTATTGTGGTCCTATTGTTGCGTTAGCGTTAGGTGCAGTAGTTGGTGTTGGCTCTACTGCTTCGATACTTGGTCCAGTATCTGGAGTAAAAACCTTTTTACCACTATTAAAGTCGTATCTGTCTAAACCAGTTTGCATTGCTTTATATATGTATACGTTTCGCGGGCGAGAGTTGTCGGGTGCTGGCACAGCGCCATTAGCTGCTGCTCCTGGCGTAGTAACTACGGTTGGAGATACAACTGTACCTGCTGCGGCTCCTGCTGCATCAAGCGAGCCTATTCCAGATGCTGCTTTTTTAGCAGCCGCTAGAGCAATAGCCGCAGGTGTTCTTCCGTCATTAGGTGCTGGAGCAACACTACCAGATCCTGTTCCTGTTGTGTCAGGCAAACATGGTTTTAAGGCAGGTGCACCTTGTGCCATATATTTCATCTGTTCTGGAGTAGCTATGTCACCAACTTTAAGATTGTTAACTTGGTCAGCCACACTAATTTCTGTTGTTGTAACGGTGCCTGCAGTTTTAGGATCATTAACTGTTTTAGTTTTAACTGTAACTCCAGTTGTGGCGCTGGATGTGGATGCAGTTACGCCTGGAGGTCTTGAGTAGTCTAGATCCGGATTGGGTACAATATAAGGTACGCCGCATCTTGTATCTGGTGTGCCATCTGGGTGACCACCGTTGGCATTAACCCGTATATATTCCATAGTTTCGGACATGTTCATAGTTCTCGATACTGGCAGTCCAAGCTCTATGCGCATCTTCGCATTCTCGGCTATGTCATCGATGTTCTTTTTCCTTTTTATGCCCCAAATAATCAAAGGCTTAAACCTACTGTATCCCAAACTGGTTTTAATGGATGTGAAAAATTTAGGTGTACCTGGATATCCTAGATTGTGTATTCCTTGATCATCAATAACAACAACAATTGTATTACTATACAACTCATCAGTGTTTCTTATAGTCCCTTTTAGGCTCTCTAAATCATCATATGTTTCGTATACTGGCCAAGGGGCATTTTGGCTAGGATCTAGAAAATACGGTTCGCGAGGGTTATCTTTAATGCCATTAGATTGATCTAATTTGCCTTGAGTGTTTTCTGGGCAACTTTCTGCCATTACGTGCCTCCTAATAGTGAACTAGCTTTAGATTTTGCAGCGCCAGATACACTAGCAATTTTTTCATTTGCAGCAAGAGAAGCTGTTACTGCATCAGTTGCCTTTTGTCCTGCTGCAAGTCCAGCTTGGAGACCAGTAGGGTTGAATCCGCCTTTTAAAGCTGTTCCAATGCCGCCTATTGCATTACTTGCTAGTGAGCCGGCAGCAATTCCTGCTACGCCGCCAAGCTTACCTGCTACTGCGCTGAATGCTGCGTCTTTTAATCCACTTGAGATTGCACCTGGAATAATCTTGCTTAAATCCGGAAGTTTTGCAAAGGGGTTTTTATCTTTTTCAAGGCCCGCGATTGCTGTTTTAAAGTCACCAGCTGCGTTGCTGAGCATGTTCTCAAGCTGATCAAGTCCATTTGTTGCTGCTGCGGCAACATCTGCTCCAATTGCTGGATTTATTTCTCTAATATCATCACTTTTTGGAGCTGGGAAACAATCAACTCCTGGTTGCTGTCCTCCAACTGTGCCGTCTGATTGTACGCCATCCTTTACTAATGCTGAATCGTTGTTTACTATCATCGTTCCTGAATTTGCAGTTGTTGCTTCATCGTCTTGGCCTTTACGTCTTATTAGCTTAATAACTTGAGTAAACTTGCCGCCGCTAAAATTATTAGTAACTGCCCATATTTGAAACAATCCACTAAACCCTTGTACAATTTGTGGAAATTCCATTGTTGCACCTTTAACTTGATAATCAAACGGAGTTCTAAAATTTATAATACAAAATACTGACTGGTCTAAGTAATTCATTGTGCCGCCATTAATTTCAGCTATCGTATTTCCAACAGCACCAACGTAGTTACCGGTTTGTTGCGGTATAAAATAAGGATCTCCTAGTATCTCCATCTCAGCAGTAACCATGTCTACATTCATTTTTGTAATTTTATCGTGGAAGATTTCAGCAATTTTGCGTCGAACGTCACTGCCTTGATATCCGGATGGCGTATCCACGCCAGTCACAAGTTCTGTACCTGCGCTACCTTCTTCATTTGTTCTTTTTTCACCTACTGGAGTTGTGACGCCTTTGTCTTTTTCGTTACCAGAGGCAATATTTGTTGCATTATCAGCCGCACCTCGGAGTCCGCCTGCGGCCATTCCAAGATCTGCAAATGCAGTCATCATATATGCATTATTAAATTTTAAATCAAAGTTTAACACATCTTCATTTTTGCCACTATAGATATAGTTGTATTCTTTCTGCGCAAGTTGCCTTAGTCCTTTAGTATTTTGCGGTGCTTGATTACCAGCCATTGTAACTGCTTGATCAACTTCATATTCGATAACACTGTACACATAAACTCTAGGTCGTCGGCCCATTGTTGCTTCGGTTAAGGCGCCTTCATCTATGTAAACATGTGTATCAATTCTAAACCATTTGTTCATACCATTTTTGGCGCCTTCAGTTGACTTTTCGGCAGCGTAAGTTGTTTGTAATACCATTTTTTCAATAATAGCAGTAATTAGCTCGCCCTGAGTAAACTGATGATCTCTTGCTTTATCTGCAGGCTGTGCTGCTTTCCCAGCTGGATCAATTTGTCCTGTTTCGGGATTGGTTGCTGCTTTTGGGTCTGCTGCGGATGTGTTTCCAGCTGCATTTGTATCTTCATTTAATGGGCTTAGTCCTATTGCATTCATTAAATTAGTATTTTCAGCAAACGATTTAAGTATTCCATATGTGTCATTCGGAGGTTTAATTGTTATGGTTTTTGGCTGGTATGTGTCTCGTAGTTCTGGGTTGGTTTCGAAATCAATTCCTTGACGTTGAATTTCTAAATCTTCAGGAGTAGATACAAACGCAGTCTCGTCTTGTTCTCCTTTTTGATATGCGTCTTTTAATTCTTTACGTGTTTTTGGAAAACAAATAATATATCTATCATATGGTGCAAGTGCTCCTGCTTCTTCTAAAGCTGAAATAGCTCCATTAACTGCACCTGTTACCGACTGGTCATTTGTTTCAAGAATTTCTGAACATAGTACACCTGTTGCTTTAACATTTGTATTAATTTTATTAATATCATCAGATAACCCTGTTTCGCTCATTGGCACTGCTGTAACTGCATATTTGCTGCCTTGGCCAGAAACACTAAAATCCATCTCCGTTATTTTAATCGGAACAAACATTGGTTGTGTTAAAAAATTTGCATTAAATGTTCCGTCTAAATTATAGCCAGCAAAGTCAATTTTTATACAAAACGGAGCATGTGCATAATTAGCATATCCTGCATCATGTGCTGCGCCTCTAATTGCTTGTATAAAATTTCCCATACTATAAGGTTCAGTAACGTTAAATGTTAACGATGTTCCTAATGTCATTCTAGTATTTTCATTAGGTGCAACTACTGAATCTAATTCGATATCATCAATGTAATATTCTGCGTGAGTTTCTTTAGCGTCAATGTGGTGATTGCCTTTAACGTTGCCTTCGTGTTCGTCAAACACTTGATAACGTTTGTTTAGGTTGCCGCCTGCACTTTGTATTATGTAATTTTTAAAACTTCCTATGTTTCTATAAGTGTCAGGATTATTATATTCTTCTGCACTAAGTACGCCTAACGTAATTATATAATTAACTCCGTTGTAACTTCTTAACGGATTAGGAACTTTACTTGCAGCAGAATCGTCAACTTTGTATGACGGCAAAAATCCACTATCAACAAAATTGCCGGATATACCAGTTCTGTCTGCTAATTCTCTATACTGGTCCATCTTCAGGCCGTATTCGCCGCCCAGACCTTTAAGATCTGCTGCGCCTTTTTCTACTAGCTTCAGTGCTGTGTTGGTCAGACCTCGAAGCTCAGGTGAATTAGCTGCTAGTCCATCTAATTTTCCTTTTATTGCACCAATCAGTCCGTCGGATCCGCCACCAAGTGCTCCACCAAGTGCTCCACCAATAGCGCCTTTAATGTCTCCGCCTTTTAGTGCCGATGACATCATCTGGCTGCTAACTCCAGGAATTTTAGAATTAATTTTGCTAGTAACAGTATCTATTGTAGCAGATTTTACTGCATTTTTAGCTGCTGATTTTAAATCAAATGCCATATTAAAATCCTAATGTATTACGTAATGCTGAAGGATCTGGTAAAAATATTTTAGTGCCTGCGACAAAGTCAAATACAGGATCTTTTAATATATCTAAATTACGCTGTGCAAATACCCACCATAAATCTTTTCTACCATATGTAATGTGTGCTAGTAAATCAGGACGATATGTAAATTCAGTTGTTATTTCAAATACAATATCGTCTCTGTTAGCAGGAACAGGACGAGGTTTTAGTATGTCTAAATATCCAGATTGATTAATTGGAGTACGTGCATACGGACTTAAACTGTTTTTTTCCATTATACAAATCCTTCCGCGCCGCCAATATGTCTGCCGCCTGCATAATCATTTAAACTAAATCCTGCTTGCGAACGTCTTGCGTATTGTGGCTGTAGTGTAACTGTAATTGAACTTTGTGTAGGAACATAGTTAGGATGCCCGTTAACGGTACACATAATATAATCTACATCAACTGGTAAATCTGTAGTAAAGTTTGTTATTACAACTGGCATATCATTTAATATATGTTTACCATAGCCGTTAAGTCTACAAACAACTGGAGGATTTCCTAACGGATTACTATTTCCGTAAAACATTTTAGTTGCAGTTCTTAAAAAGTGCAAACATGCTATCCAGTATTTTGCATCGTTTTCGTTTTCTTGATAAAATTCGCCAGTGATTGTAATTGCATCTACTTGACTGCTTTCGTATGCATTGTATGCATAATTTGTATGAGTAGGTTGCACTTGTGAATAGTTTGCACTATGACTTAAAAGTACCGTTGGGTTAAAAGGAAATATCATTTTATTTCCTGTATTCCAAACTCCTTGGCTAGTTGCTCTCATCGGCGCAAGTATATCGCCTTCGTCTAGTATAACGTCTGGGACACCAATACTAACACGCCAATCACCTGCTTCAGTAACACTATTAGTTGATGCAATAATTGCTCTAGAAATCGTTCTGTTATTATTAGACGATCCAAATCCACCCGTTTGGTTAATAAATGTCGCAGCTAGTTTTCCTAGTGGACCTAAGGCACCTAGCTTCTGTGTTACAGTATCGCCGATAGCAGATTTAATTGCGCCGCCGACATCACTTACAATGCTACTTAGAAAGTTTGTGGAAGCTTTTTTAATACTAAACGCCATAATTATCTTGTCTCCTATACTACTATTTAGTTGACAAAATTATGTATGTATATTATAATTATTCTTCGGTTGACACTGATACAATTGTCGTGTATAATAGTAATTAACACTATAGGAGAGAATGATGCGTCCCAAGAATTATCTAAACAATAAAGACATACTTAAAGAAATACACAAATCAAAGAATCAGTTCAACAGTTATTTAGAACCTGAATATGGTCAATATGATATTATTTTACTAGATGTAGGTAAAATAAATCGACTGTCTGTTGCTGAAGCAAAGCGTAATAAAGCAAAGAAGATGTCTTCAGCAGAATACGAGCGCAGGAAAGGCTTAGGTGAGAAGGTCAAACAAGCAGAATGCGAAACATTAGCATCTGAAATTACAAAAGAAGAGCTAATCTTCCGTGTAATGACATTTGATCACATTCCAGAAGAGCCAGGTCGCAAAAAGAACCCTAAGACTATTGCTGATACAAAAGTTAAGCTACCGTTTCCCCCATTTAAACATTACAAGTATGATGACGAAGGCGAAATTATCCTAGTAGGTAAAAGCCATTGGGAAGGCGGGATGGATAACGGCAATTTTAATCATAAGCACGGTAAAGCAACTAACAACCTTGCTATGATGTGGTTAAAACTTGTTGATCGTTATGCAACTCGAGGCAATGTACGTGGTTACACATATAATGATGAAATGAAAGGACAAGCTATCTTGCAACTTTCACAAATTGGACTACAGTTTGACGAATCTAAGTCAGATAATCCATTTGCATACTATACTGCTGCTGTTACTAATAGTTTTGTACGTGTTATTAACATAGAAAAACGCAATCAAAACATTAGAGATGATATCTTAGAGATGAATGACTTGTCTCCTAGTTATACAAGACAGAATCAAGGCGAATGGGAAGCAAGTGTGAAGCGGAATGAAGAAGCTCCGATCACTCAATACACAGGTTCCAAGAAATAGGTTGACAGGTGTTAACATTTGCTATATACTTTAACAAGTACATATGGAGAATAAAACTTGTTTAAAAAAGCTGCGGTATTTACAGACATCCATTTTGGATTGAAGGGCAATAGTCGTGTTCATAACGAAGATTGCGAAGAATTTATTGATTGGTACATAGAACAAGCTCAAGCTGCTGGTTGCGAAACTGGTATCTTCTGCGGAGACTGGCATCACAACAGAAATTCACTTAACCTTACCACTATGGATGCAACAATTAGAAGTATGGAAAAGCTTGGTGCTGCATTTGAGAAGTTTTACTTCTTTGATGGTAACCATGACTTGTATTATAAAGACAAGCGTGACGTTAACAGTACTGCTTTTGCAAAACACATTCCAGGCATTACGTTTATAGACGAAATCTTCATTGAAGATGATGTTGCACTTGTGCCGTGGCTTGTTGGTGACGAGTGGAAGAAGATGAAAGACATCGAAACAAAGTATTTGTTTGGACACTTTGAACTTCCTAGCTTCTATATGAACGCATTGGTTAGAATGCCTGATCATGGTGACCTAAAGCCTGAACACTTTAAGCATCAAGAGTATGTATTCAGTGGACACTTCCACAAACGTCAGAAGCAAGGTGCTATTCATTACATTGGTAATGCATTTCCGCACAACTATGCTGACGTAGGTGATGATGACCGTGGTATGATGATACTTGATAAAGAGAATAACAAAGAGCCGGAGTTTATTAACTGGCCCAACTGTCCTAAGTACCGTACTGTAACACTTAGTAACCTAATTGACAACGCAGATACCTTTATTAAACCTAAAATGTACTTGAGAGTAACGCTTGACCTTCCTATTAGTTACGAAGAAGCAAGCTTTATCAAGGAAACATTCATTACCCAGTACAACTGTCGTGAGATCACACTTATTGCACAGAAGCACTTAGAAGAAATGAGTACAGAGCTTGATATTGCACAGTTTGAAAGTGTAGATCAAATCGTAAGCAATGAAATAGCAGAACTTGACACTACTAACTTTGATAAAAGTTTGTTGTTGCAAATATATAATGGACTAGAATCATAATATGATAAAGATTAAAGACCTTACCGTAAAAAACTTTATGAGTGTGGGCAATCAGACTCAAGCAGTAGACTTTGACCACGAACAACTAACATTGGTACTAGGTGAGAACTTAGATCAAGGCGGTGATGACAGTGGATCACGTAATGGTACCGGTAAAACTACTATTATCAACGCTTTGTCCTATGCATTGTATGGTACAGCACTTACAAACATCAAACGCAACAACTTGATCAACAAAACTAACAGCAAAGGCATGATAGTAACATTGCAATTTGAAAAAGATGGCAATAGTTACCGCATTGAACGAGGACGTTCGCCTAATTTCTTTAAATTCTATATTAATGATCAAGAATCATTAGTAGACGAGTCACAAGGCGACAGTAGACAAACACAAGACGATGTTAATACACTGTTGGGTATGAGTCATGACATGTTTAAGCATATTGTTGCACTAAACACTTATACCGAACCGTTTTTAAGTATGCGTGTTAATGATCAGCGTGTTATCATCGAACAATTACTAGGTATTACTATACTATCCGAGAAAGCTGACTTACTTAAAGAGCAAACTCGTCAGAGCAAAGACGCTATCACCGAAGAAACGCTAAAGATCAATGCTATTCAAACTGCAAACGAAAAAATTGAAGTAAGTATTGAACAATTAGTCGGTAGACAACGTGCATGGGTGTCTAAACACAAGCAAGACCAAGATAAATTAGCAAATGCTATTGATCAATTAGAACATTTAGATATTGAGACTGAACTTGAGCTGCACGAAAGGCTTTCTAACTGGACTGAACACAATAACAAGATAACTTCTCTGAGAAAAGAACTAAGCACACTGGAACCAGCACTACAACGTGCAGATAAGAGTGTTGCAAAGCTTGTTAAGGATATTACAGATCTTGATGATGCAACTTGTTACACATGTGGTCAAGAATTACATGCAGACAAGAAGGCAGAGATCGCAGAGCGTAAAGATAAAGAACTTATTGACGCAAACGCTTATCAAGTAGAAGTTTCTGACAAATTATCACATGTTGTTACTGATCTCGAAGCAATTGGTGACATTAATGGCAAGCCTACAACGTTTTACGATAGTGCAAAAGAAGCATACGAGCATAGAAGCAACGTAGACAACTTAAAACAGACATTAGACACAAAGATCGCCGAAGAAGACCCATATACTGCACAAATTACCGACCTAAATGAAACTGCTATCCAAAAAGTTGATTGGGGTGTTGTTAACGAGCTTACAAGTTATAAAGAGCATCAAGAGTTCTTGTTAAAGCTACTTACAAACAAAGATAGTTTCATTCGTAAGAAGATCATTGATCAAAACTTAGCATATCTTAACAACAGACTTACATATTATCTTGATAAGATTGGCTTGCCGCATCAAGTTGTATTCTTAAATGACTTGAATGTTGAGATTACTCAGTTAGGACAAGACCTAGACTTTGATAACTTGTCAAGAGGCGAACGTAACAGACTTATCTTAGGCTTGAGCTTTGCATTCCGTGATGTTTGGGAAAGCTTATACCAGAATATTAATTTATTGTTCATTGATGAACTTATAGACAGTGGTATGGATACTGCTGGAGTAGAAAATTCGTTAAGCATACTTAAAAAGATGGCACGGGAACGTGAAAAGAACATCTATCTTATCTCACACAAAGATGAACTCATTGGAAGAGTTAATCATGTGTTACGAGTAGTAAAAGAAAATGGCTTCACCTCATACGAACCAGATTTAGATATTACTAGTATCGTATAAATACTAAGTAAATTCTAAAGGAGATATAATGTTTACGCAAAATAATTATTTAAAAGAATAT